GCGAGGAAATCTTGGAGTTCGACTGAGTCGGGCTTAGGCGGACTCTTTTTAAAAACCAAAAAATATAAATTGAATGAAAATGACAAAAAAGACGCGATCAGTAAAACAATAACCCAAACTTCCATTTTTTTACCCCAAAGCCTACCAATATACCGTCGAAATTTTTCAGTTTAAGATCATTTATCCGCTATGGATCGGGATAACTCACGATAATGTAGCATAAATCTGTCCACATTCACTTGATTTATAAAACTTCCAGCTCTGGTTTTTTTTATCGACCCCGCATTGTAGGCCGCGTAGATTGTGGCTGGGTCGTCACCATATTTTTCAATTTTTGATTTTATGATCCTGCATCCATAATCAACATTAGTCTCAGGCAAGAGGAGCTCCGTCATCCAACCCGTAAAATTTAACTCGCGTGCCACTGAACCCATGATTTGGAATAGACCCCACGATGTTGCTTGCATTATCCATTCCGTTGCAACGGACGAGCCCACATTTTCGGCCTTGATGTTGGGATAATAATAATACCGCCACAAAGACCGATAAATCACAATACCGTCCTTGTCCGTATGCTTTGCGACTTCGGCTCGCACAGCCCAAGGATTATTCCCGCTCTCGGTACGAATCACCGCCTTAAGCAGGGTGCGGTCTAGTGGATATCTTTTAAGCGCGTTGAAAATGATTTGTTCGATATACTCGGGGAGGTCAATCATGCGGGGAGATACCCTACAAACTGACTGGAAAATGATGCAACGTCTGCACCAACGGCAAAGGCTAAAGTTGCGGCTTTGTTCTGGTATCCGTAAATCCTGATTTGATCAGCCGCCGTCAACGAGAGAGTAACAACACCTGAGACGCGCCAAATATCAGACGCCACCGTGACGTTATGGAACTGCACCCACTGGTCTTGTGCTCCAGCGATAAAAAGCGCTAAGCCCATGGCTCCCGTGCTTGCGTCAGCGCCGAAACCACCGGAAACTTGAAATGTATAAATCCCAGTGAACGGCGCTATAAAATCATTATTAGTGACTGCGTCAAACATATTGTACGGGTCAAACACAATCGTATCATATTCGAGCCGATCAAAAGTCGCTTGACCACTGTCATGATTTTGTGCAGCGACTCTAGTCGCTCGGTGCATGATTGGTGTTGGAGTAAACGGCAAACACGATACCCGAGTCGAAGCCTGAGCCCAAGTCCCAGCTGTCGTTTGAGTGGAAATCACAACCCCGATCAACCTAAACGCCACTGACGTCCGCGCTGTGGTCGAATACATAACACGATTGGAGTCCGCTGCTCCCCCCCCACCCTCAGCCGTCGTCGTTACGAGGTTTTGCTCATTAAACGGACAGGTCGAAACTGCCAATTCTACGGTCCCCGCATTATTGATTGCGTAAATGTAAGTGGGCATCGCTCGACCACTAAACCTGCCCAACGTCGACCCACTTGACACTACTACGGATAAGGCTGCGGTTACCGCCACAACGGAATAGGTTCCCGTGGCTAGAGTCGAGCTCCGGAACGGAATGTAAATAGGAGTAGTGGACGATGCGTCCGCCGCCGCTCCAGTCTTAAGCGCAATCGTCATAGCAGACGCTGCGTAAGAGACAGACAGAGAATAGTTTTGGATTTGGTTGGGATCGCCCAACAAAAAAATTGTAGACCCAGATCCAGAGTTCACCACAAACTCACCCGCCGATCCAGCACTAAGCGGCAAGGTGTACGTATATGTTGCGCTCATACTGGACGACCCGATCAACCGCACAGTTTGCGAATTACGGCCAAAATACAAACTCAGCAAACCCAGCGTTGACCCACCGAAATTATAAGTCGCCGTTGTCTTGATTAAAATGTCAGAAGCCAACGACGCGCTGATAGATAGGTCGTCGACTGACCCGTTGCCCACCGTGACGTTACCATTGAAGGTCGCCGCACCAGCGCAGGTCAGAGCCGAGATGTTGTAATCCTTGGTGCCGTCGGACGCTCCGTTGATCAGATCAGTGAAATTAGTATTTACACCCGTCGCATCCGAAGTACTACCGTTTGTAAAAGTGTTTGTAACTGCTGGATAACCCATTTTTACCTCTTGTGTAGTGCGGACTCGACGGCGTCCCTGAGTTTTGTGTTTTTGATATTTTGTACAAGATCAGGGGACTTCCTAAAAAAATTAACCATTTCAGGATCAGCCGTCAACGTTTGAATATCCGTGTCTTTGCTCCCCACGTCGGCCAAACCCCGAAACAACGGCGCAAGGATGGCTGGTTTTTCGCGTGCGAGTTGCAGGAGTTTATTCTGTGGCAATCGGGCTAAAAACTCTGACATTTTCTCAGACCCCTTGGCTCTCAGAGAGTCCCCAAAAGCACGGAAAAACTTATTCCCCAGGGCTCCAGCAATCGCAGCCGTCGCGAGTCCGCTACCACCGCCCAACATCGCTCCGCCCACACCAGCCGTACTGCCCACAATTGTATCCGTCAGCGAGACCCCCCGATTTGCGGCTTGGGCCGCTGTGCGTCCGATGGCCATTTTTTCAGCCGCTGCGAGTTTGGAAAATGCGGAAAATGCCTTTTTCAATCCACCTTTGAGTTGCTCGGGCACGGCGGTATTGACCGCATAGTCCATTATGTCGTTGATACGACGACCAATGACAAAAAGTCCCTCTTGCGCGGCCTTAAAATCTGGAATGGCTTTGTTGTAGTTAATGCTTTCGTCAATTTGACGACGCAACTTGTGCATGTCCTTAAGAGTGAGGGCTCCCTTTTTTGAGATTGTTTTTATTGCAGCACCAATCTTGGCCGCCGCTCCCTCTTGTCCAGGCAACTGACCCAAGGCTACAATTTCCGGATCTCGTTTTAAAAAGTTTGCCAATTGCCAGCCACGCATGATTTTCTTGTCGCCTGTGGATTCCAGGAGCTCACCTATTTTTTCGCCTACGGCCTCTTTGCGCTCTGATATGCGGTCTAGTAATCGTTGAGGCGACCCAAACCAGGGCAACGCTTTGGTTTTGAGCAAAGCCTCGCCTATTGCCAAGTCCTTATTTTCGATTAACGCCTTGGCCGCTTTACCTTTGATAGGTTTTACGGAGCTAAAAGCATATCGCTTTGCAAGTTCGCCCAGGCGACTGACCCCTTTTTCGGCCAGTGGGATTATTCCTTTTTCGATCACAACAGGAGCAGCTCCGCCCAACACCGCACCCACTCCAGATTGTATTGCACGTTTGCCGATGCCCTCGGTAACGGACTCCTCTTTTTCAGGAGCCGAAAGCCCAGCCATCACGGCTCCAGCCTTTGCTCCTTGGGCAATTTTTCCGCCCATGGTCGCAACCTTTCCAGCGACTCCAAAGGGAACGGCCATTGTTGCTCCAAATCCAGCAACCGAGCCCAGAGCTGACGCAATGGGACGATCTTGGCTGAGCTGTGCTTGTCGAGCGATGTTCTGATTCTTAAGATCCAAAAATGACTCTGGCTGCTCGATTTTAAAACCTTCGGCTTTTAATTTTTTGTCGAGAGCGCGACTCGGTGACGGTGTGATTTTTTCGATCGCCGCTTGGATCGATGGGAGATTGCCAAGGCTTGCCTGCTTTCCAAAACCCTCGACAAACGCCTGCAAAGCCGAGCCCGTAGGCTTGGACGGCGCGGCTGTATCGGCGAGAGGGACAAAACTCCCCGCTGCAATCATTTTATCGGCTAGTTCTTTGGGAATAAGTTTTTTTGCCACAGGTTTTTTTACAGCTCCTCCAAGTCGCCCTTTGCGTTGCGTCGGTAAACGATCCCAGTTTTTGGGTCGGAATATATTTCAGCACCAGGAGGACTTGGTTTTTTGTTCTTTTTCGCCTCGGCTGAGTTTTTATTTATAGTCTGTTGAATAAGCGATAGTGCTGGACCAGCTTCGGTTTCCAGGGCCGACATAGCGGCGAGCCGATTGGCTGTTTTTTGTTCCAATACGGACGGTTGGTCCCCGATACGTGGGAAGTACTGCATCTCGGCGCTCTTAAATTCGGACGGGCTTATTGCTGCTCCGGACTCTCTTCTTAAGAGCGCGTTGACAAAATTTCGCTCCGCTTGGGCTTGTTTTTTCACTTCTTCGGGCCGCAAACCCTCCAAAACCCCTGGCAACGCACGCCCAACAGCGGCCTTAGTCGAAGCTGGGTCATAGCCCGATTTTTGCAGATTGGAAAAAACATCTTCGGCTTGTTTTGCTCGCACTGCAAAATGTCCAGTCTGGAACTGTTGCGGCGTGGCCTTGTCTCGGTCAGACTTGGCAATGTCTTGCTGAGATTTGCGAATATTTAACTGCTTATTTTGGATATCCAGGCTTTGTGCATAATCTAAAACCGGACTGAGGTATCGATCTTGGACTCCCTGATCGCTGCGTTCTAGAAATTTTGTTGCGCCTGGGTCTCCCTCTTTGCTCTCTTTCCATTTTCCTTTTTCCAACATTTCTGTGGCGATCTTACTTTTTGACAACACGCCGGTGAGGTCGTCCTCTTTTTCGCGCATGGCTTTGTCCACGGTCAACTTTGCAGCTTGAAGCTGGAGGCGATCTTGCTCGGTGGGGAAGAAACCCTTTATCTGAGTTGCGACTTGCAACGCGAGAGCTAGGTTCTCAAGTCCAGAGCGCTTTGGTGTCGGACGATCCACTCCCAAGAAGGCCATTAGCCGAGTCCTCGCCTTGCGATTTGTTTTTCAAAAAACATCTGCGATCTCACCAGTGGTCCCATCACTTGGGCTCGCACATTTTCCGGCAATCCAGCGGCCTCCGCAATCCCTGCATTTACGGCCGAAAGACTGTCGCCGTGAGTCAAGTTTGGAATTTCACGCATACGCTGCATTGCTCCTAATCCTGGTTGCTCTTGAGCAGCGGGTGTGGACTTTTGTCCACTGGCTGTGAGATTTTGTACACTACCAGCCAGTCCCAAGGCTGATTGAGCATTGGCATTGTTCGAGCGACCAATCGCACCTCCAGCTATGGCTCCAGCTGGACCGCCTAAGGCGAATCCAGTGACTGCTCCACCGATTGTGCGTACGGCTTTTGAAAGTCCGCTTTCTTTTTTTTCAGGCTGTCGAATAGGTGCAAAAGCCATCCTGTTTCCCCTTTCCTTAAAAAAGCCAACTCAGCAAGCCACCGCTTTTGTTGGCCTCTTGTTCTGCGATGCGGCGATTGAATTCTAAGGTTTCCAGGTTTACATTATACTCTTGGTTGGCTAGTTCAAGCTGATACAATTTGCTGTCCGTGTCGAAGTCAAACACACGGTTTTTCCACGCTAGATCTTGATTGCTCATTTCACGATTAAAGTTGCGCTGAATGCCTTGCTGTCGTTCGGCAAAAATGCGCTCGTCTTGGACTTCGGACCTACGTTGACGCTCTTGTGACTCTTGAAATCCGAGCGTGGCCTCGCGTGCTTTTTCAGACTCCGCGAATTCTTGCTCCGTGCGCCGCTCTTCGCCTGATTGAGCGGCTTGGGATTGCTCGCGTGCGACTTGTTCTTGCTTGATTGCAGCTCCAGACGACAGCGACCCCATTGCTGCAAAACGACGTCTTAGGGCATCAATCCCTTGTTGCAGGTTGGATTGAGATTGCGATCGAATATCACCCAGCCTACGCTCCTGATTACCGCGAGCGGCGTCGCGTTGCGCTTGGTTGAGGATTTGGAACTCTGAAATCGGACCACTCTCTTTAAATTGACCAGGGACAAAATCTTTTACCGATTCTAGGGACAGAGCTGAGGGTTTGTTGGCTTTGGCTGCTTGCGCGGATTGCTGCACGTCGTAGAGTTTTTGCTCACGATCGAGTTGATCGTTGATTTTAGTATCCAATCCGGCATTGCCAAAATTAATGCCAAAGCCTTTGTAGAGTTCATTATTTTTTTGCATCTCAGCTTTTTGTCGTCTCAAAGCTTTGAGATTTTCTGACTCTTGATACGCCATGTTTTTATCTAAACCCCCTGACATTATACGGCAAAGTCATCCAGTGTGTTTTGAATCTCTGGTTGGCCGTATTTTGATTATCGAATCTAAATTGTATCCGTTTTCCACGTGCCGAGCCCAGGAAAAATTTCTGCTCGACTTGGTTCGTTCCCCCACCCCAAGCATCCGTTCCCCAAATCATTACCCCCCAAAGCGACCCCCCAGGGTCTAGGTTTATTGTCCCCGTATTTCCTGCTCCCTTGTCTGAGTCTGTGCGATACAAAACATTCATATAATAACTACCAGCATTGTCGACCAGGAGGTTGGCAAACCGGAAATCCTTTGTATAATTTTCGTCTCCAGGATTCCCACCGTACTCTTTTGTCCAAAAATAGGAATTAATCGCCGCTCCGTCGTCATTGTAGGACGTGGTCAAGGCTTGATACACAAAGCCTGTCGCCGTTGAGTCGGCAAAATACAGCGAGCCCGAGAGTATTGTAAACTGGGCCGCATTCCAGCCCGTGAACGGAGACCATGCAAATTTTTGGTTTTTGCGTAAGTTGCTGCTCGAATAGTCAAAACAGTAGACCCTGTTGTTTGTGGTTTGGCCGGAGCCATAAGTCAGCGCAATGTAGGCTTTGTTTTTAAACACAATGGACGAAATATTGCGGACATAAGACTCCTGCACCAAGAACATATCGGTTTCAATTTTTTTGCTCACTAGGTCAGCGCCCGAAGTCGTCGCTGTCAAGAACGTGGTGGACATTTCCAACGTTGTACCCGCAACGGCTCCAATGCCCACAAACTTATCATTATCCATCGCGGCGAATGCCAACTTATTCTCATAATTAAATAATGAAAATGGAGATTTCGAACCATAGGGAGACAGAATCCTAACCCTTTGCCAAGTGCTGGCAGTTGTCGACGACATATAAATCATCCATGCCGACCGCTCACAAAATACTATGATAGAATTTTGATAAACCCCCAATGCACGCACAATATCGCCCGAGGCATCCCCCATTTTCATAAAGTTCGTGGACGCCACGGTATAAGGTTCGCCCAAATTTGTATACCAGACATAATTTGGATTGGCTGGGTCGTTCATGAATAATCTATCTTGGTGATATAATATTACGTCGTACAAGGGGGGAACACCGTTATCCGTTGGAGCTGCTGCGCCCAGAGACGCATCAGCCGTGTTGTCGGTGTACGTGGTTGTGGAGTTGTCAGTGATTTCAGTGAGTCGCAAATACGTAGACCCCGACGTCACTGTACGATAGAGCCTGCGATACCCCACGCCAAAGCTTTGCGAAGCCGTCGGTATGCTGGTTAAACTCACGCGAGTCGACGCCACGGTCAGCGTAATTGCAGGACCCAGGTCGCTCTCCGCGAGTTGCGAATTCACAAAAGTCGCTTTCCACATGTACAGTCCATTAGGATTGCCAGCAGCTCCTGTCGCAGCTCCCATCGTAGTGGTTGGAGCAGGAACTCCGTGGCGAGTCCAATCCGTGCCGTTCCATTTGTAGGGGTTGACATAGCCGTTGCCAACAAAAAGATGATTCTCATAATTAGTGGCAATCACCCTTACACCAGCGGTCATGATGGACTGAGCTGATCCTACTGTTACGAATGAGTTCCCATTCCACGCAAACGCCGTCCCGTTCCAGAACCCAACCATGGTCTCCGCCGCTGCGTCAGTTTTGCGCGTGTAAAGACCGTCACACACAAAAGACCCAACGGCCGTTGTATTTAATTTTGTCCGTCCACCACGAGTGCCGACCGCTCCGTCCTCGAATATGACGTTAAGACATTCTGGGGATTCGTTCTCGTCGATAATTGCTTTTTGGAACTTAGTATTGAGCCCACCGTCAAACAGCAGCGGGTTGCGGCGTGGATAGAGCACCTGTGGCATTTGTCTATAGCCATCCTAAACTATTATACGGTAGTTGCTCCTCGTCTTTTACGGACGCCATGCGCCCTGCACGCTTGCGCATGCGGACGTATTGTTGCACCCTGACCAGGTCTTTATCAAATCGATCACGATACCGATCAAACATATTGTGTTGTTTATCTTTTGCGTGCATTTCAGCCACGCAAAAATTCACGATTGCACCGTGGAACAATGACGGCACTTCCAGCGTGGTCGCCACAACTGGCACCGTGGCCTCCTTATTACCCCATAACTCCAGTGTCTGGGCCGCGTCCGGTGTAGGCACTAGATAAACCCTCTGACGATAAAAATACCAGTACTGTGGAGTGCCGGTCTGAGTGCTGGAAATATTCATGGTAAGGATTTGCTCTTCGGATGGGTCTATCTTTGTCAAAAAGGTCGTATTGTACTTTGCTCGGAATATTTTTATAAACGACGTCGGCATTGCATAACTCTGAGTCGACGCCACAGTTGTGGTCGACGTATCGATACCCTCAATCAAGTCGAGTTGTGCCATCTCTTGCTCGGCAAAATAGATTAGATCAAAAATTTCGGCTTGTGAAAAAAATGTGTCATTTACCGCGTTGTACCTTCGCCGAGAGGCGGTTTCGATTTCCGACGGCGTCATTTAATAATTCTATCCTTTTTTTATGCCGTTTTTTTTAATTTTGTTTTAGACTGGAATTCTTTTGCAAAATCCTTATTCTCAATCTTGTCTATATAATTATCAGCAATATATTGATTTAATTCAGCTTCGGAAGAGAGCTCTTTACCGTCGAATTGACAAACATGGTGTTGAGGGAGAGGTGTAGGCTTTCTTAAATGATCGTAAAGACCCTCGACGCGAATGCGCTTATAACTCTGAGGCAAGGGGACACCCGACCCGTCGAACTCCATTTTATTCATCGTGCCTTTGAATAGCACGGCCTTATCGTCGTCCATTTCAATGTAGCTTTTCGCTTTAATAATAATATCCTCGTCTTGAAATTTTTCGTGGTAATCGAATGTATTATCATTCCAAACTTTAACTTTCATTTTATATCTCCTATCAGTTTACTTATCAGTGTTAGATCCTATCAACACAAAAGTTCCACCATTGTCGAGAGCACCTTGTGTTTCGATCTTATAATACTGTAAACCCGCTGGGATGGGTGAAATCTTTCCAGCCGACGCCGTGGTTTGATAATCAGCCACTGTGGTTGTCGATACAGCCTGGACTCGCGCAAAGGTTGAGTTATCACTGGACCCATGCACATACGCAGTAACACCGCTGTTGCCAGAGGGAGTGTGCAAGTACATGTAGCGATAGACTTGACCCAAGTCCGTGGCTCCTGTCAATGTCCCCGCCGACGCCATGGTCAAAGTATAGGCTTTTGTAATCGTAGCTATAGCCATAAATTACACTCCATAACAGACTAAAGTAAATCCATCGCCGCTAGCCGCTGAACTGATACGGATTGAACCGTTGAGCGCCGTTGCTGCGGAGTTTTGATTAATCTGAACCTTAAACCCAGCCGTACCTACAGACACGGGACTCATTGCGCAGCCAATTACTCGCGACAACCCGCTGTCAAACGCACCCGACGCCGCATCCGCCGTAATCGTTAGGATTGTAATCCTTGTGGAGCCAAAAACATCCCTTTTTAACACTGTCCCAGTATAAGCCATTCTTTCACTCCTTTTTTATTCCCCAGGTTAATATAATATCACGTCTTGCTCAGGTGCGGACTCGTAAGCCCTCTTGAGCTCGTCACTTTGATTATACATTGCATAAAAATCACAAAGGTCCATTTGCTTGATTTGCATCAAGTTGCCTTCCGGATACGACCCTAGCGTCCCACCCTCTGAGCAATTTACATAAAATCCAGGAATGGTTATCGCCACGTAATCGAAAAAACACTTGAACCCATAATAACTCGGCCACGTCAGCACTCGATTGCCAAATATGTCAAAACTATGATGGCAAATCCCAATGTCCTTATCGTATTGGCTGTCCCAAGGATGGAATTTTTTCTCATAACCAAATGCAAAGTCCGCACCAACAAATGCTACAGGGTTGGCACCGTAAATTGCTTTTGCAAAATACAAACATGCTCCGAGCACATTGCCACCGGCGGAAAATAATAAATTGAATTTCTCGATATCTCGGAGTTTATTTTTTACAACCGTGTCAGGCATTACGTGATTGAAAAAATAAATCTCACCCTTCCATTTTTCTAAAAGCTTTGGGTGAGTCCCGATCCAGCATAAAAGTTTGTTGTCTTTTGTAGACTCCCAGTACTCCTCTTCCGGAGCCTCGCCTCCCTCAGCAATTTCACTGATCGTGATTTCACCAGCGTCCAGGCTCAGATAAAAATCCACCTTGATTTTGTTGTCGTGAAAGTAATGATAATTATGCAAACATGACATGAGCGGTATATCCCCGCGATCACCCAACTCGTGTCCGTTGTTTTTTAGTGATGGACCACTCCCCGCAATAATGGCTGGCTTGTATTTACCCTTCCCCCAAAACCGAGACACGGAGAGCTCCTCAAAACTACCAAATTTTTCCTTATTGGCCGCTGTTTGGGAGATCCATTGGTCTTGCCACTTTGTGATTGTTGCATCGTCAAAACGCGCAACATTGGTCTTGAGGTCTTTGGGTGAGAACGGAGGTTGCAAGATATAGTTTTGATATTCTAAAACGATTTCCTTTTTCTTGAGTTTCGGCATTTTATATTTTTCCTATCATTAAAATTTAAATAGTTAATCGGGGGAGGAAATGAAAAAACCTCCCCCGAGTTGCGCACCGTTTGCTTACGGAGGTCTACCTATGACAAGTCGGCAGAAAGCAAAAAAACATTTCTACTATCACCCCATCAGTCTGAGTATGCAGAGGGCTTCACCGTTGGATGTGGCGGAACTCAAGGTTTGGCCGATAATCATGCCCGTCGGGAACGAGCCCGAAACCCCTGTCCTTACCGCGCCGTCGTCGCCGACTGCGATCATCACTCCAGAAACCAACGTGGAAGTGCAAGTCATTTGATTGAGTCCGCGGACTAAACCCCAACCATATCCACCGCTGGGAATGGTAACGTGTTTTGTCGCCGCTAGCGCAATCCCACCCGACACAGTCGACACCGTGAGCGAGTACCCAGAGAGCAGAGAGTTGGTGACGAGTTTATTGGGCTGGATTTCCGTGCTGGCTGTCACATTGTGAAACCACACGTACTCCTCCCCCTTATACAATACCCTACACCCGAGTTCTGGCATCTCCGCCGCGCTGTCTTGCGTGACAAATGAAATCCCACGTTTCATCAGAGGACCAGTACCGTAAAAATTTCCCATATCTGACATTTTATGTGTCCTCCTTTCTTTATGCGGTTATCGCGGACATACGCGCATGTAACCGATTGTTAGACGACCCGAGAGCTCCCATCCACAGGACTTGTGCAATCTTGCCGTTTTGATTAGACGGTTTTATAAAGTCAGAAAGTATAAAATCCTGGTCTTTGTGTACGTAAAGTTTAATATGATTTTCGTTTATGAAAAACATATTACTCGCCGTCGAGTGTGAGTCAGCCAGCACTGGCTTGCCATTGAACATCAATGACATAAAACCACCCTTGGCCGAAGACTCGTCAACAAAACGCTGCTGTGGTTGCAGCAAATTGTAATATGAGTCATACCGCGCACGTGTCGTCACGATTACGGTTGGTGACTCAGAGTCCACAGTGGCTAAATTGTCAGATGTTTGCATAGCCGCAATCGTCAGAGTCGTAGTGCTGGAGTCTAGTTGACCAGCCCACCACGAATAATCTGTTTGCGATATGCCTCCGACCGTGCTGGAGGTGTTGATTATAGCGCGCAATCCGGCAATCTGATTTGACGTAGTACCCGCATTAAACAACGCCGTCCCCATGGAGTCGGCCATGGTTTTTTCGGCCATCATGGTCTTGGATTTTACGAAATTGAGGATCTGAGAATCCCCTCGATTTCTCAATTCATCCCGTGCGCTGATTACGATGGATGCATACATTTGCTTCCACAAGTATTCCGCTGCGGTCATGTCCTCATTATCAGTAACACTTAACGTATCCATTCCTGTATACCAACCCGACGCTGTCGTAGTGGCGTATCCCAATGGGACAACAATTTTTTCACCGCCATCCAGCTTCTCGTAATTACCCTTTTTCTTTATGCGTTGAAAAAGCGGATTCGAGTTAAAGATATTATCGTACAGCTTCGGGATAAACTTGCGACGTGTGATCGCTGTCACCTGATCGTATGTCAGTGGCATTTTTATATCCCCTTATTGTTCAAAAACAAAAACAACAAACCAGAAACTAGAGCCCTTCTTCTTTTAAGGCCTCTTCTAGTAGTTCGTTGTAAGATTTATTGCGAACATCCGTGGCTTGTGTCAGCCCTTTGATTGGAGTCGGGGTTGTCCCCAATAGTCCCAGTTTGCTTTTGGCCTGGATGCCTTTGCTTAATTTCTCCCTCCCCAGGGTTTCGGCATGCTTGAGCAATCGATCGTGGTTTAAGAGCAAGAAAGCGTTCTTAAAATTACCGATCCCATTTTCGATCGCATAATCTATAACCCGCTTTTGCAGGCTCTGACCCGACTCGTCCAATTCGTTTAAGTCTATGTGGGAGTACTGTTTGCCCACGGACTCGATTTGGACTTTGAGTTCATCGTCGCTTTTGGCTTTGGCCGCTGACTCTTGAGAAAGATGCCAATCCGTCTTGAACTTTTTTAAATCTGCTATCTCTTTTTCTAACGCACCAAATTTTGCATCAAACTCATTCGGAACTGCTTGCCCGTTTTGAGCATTATCGGGCTTTTGTCCAAAACTGTCACGTGAATTATAGGACTCCTGTACAGACGCCCACCAGTCGGGATTGGACTTGGCAAATTCGTCAATTTGAGAATAGAGCCCGTACTTTTGATCGTATTCTTTTTGCTTTGCGTTGAACTCTTGCATTCGCTGACCGTAATCGTGCCCTTGTTGTGCCCATTGGGTGAGTTTATCGAGAGGAGCCTTGATCTCTTTACCATTAATTTTCAGCGTGTATTCTTGAGGTGTAGAAGACGGAGTGGCGGCTGGCTTTGTCAGTGGGACTTCCGCGGAACCAGTATCCCCACCGTCCAAGATTGATTCAATCTGCTCGTCTGTTAACTCGGCGGCACTTGATTGGTCTTCGGGCATAAAATCTTAAAGTGCCTGTCTGGCTGGCTGACCGCGAGTCTCAACCGGAGCAGCACCCATAGGAGCCTGCGCTTGCTTTGGTGCTCCTTCTTGCGCAGAGCCCATGGACTCGACTAAGGTTTGGAACATTTGCATAATCTGAGCTAACGCAGCCTTGTCCTGGTCGGAGACTACGCCCTTGCTTTGGTCGAAAATTTTCATTAGTGCAATCATCCCTCCGTTGATACCCGCAACCAGCTCGCGCACGTCAGCAGGTCCGGAGGCTTTTTCTTGAGTCATTTGTTCATTTTCTGGCATTTTATTATAATCCTTTTTTTATACTTATTGCGGCGCTGATTGGTTTTGAGCAACGACCGCTTGTTTTTTTTGCATCACACGATCCATTACAGCTTCCCAGTTGGGCCACTCGGCTGTCTTTAACAACTCCTCTTCATCGATAACCCCCAACTCATAGAGTCGGGTTGCCTGATTGAATTTTTCTACCTTAGCGAAGGGTAAACTGGAACCTGTTTTAACACGTACGTCAATTTCTCCTTGCTGAATAATTTTACGCTCGTCCGCAAAACCCAAAAAATTTCCCGCATCGTCCATGCGTCCATCCTGGAGTGAGAGCACATTTTGCTTGATCTCTGGATTGTCAGCGGAAGGTTCCTGCTCGATTGAAAATTTAAAATACTTGGTCGCGCCCTTATTATTGGTCAACCGTACAATTTCGGGAGCTCGTCGATATTGCAATGTTCTAGAAATCCACATCTGACCCAGTTCCTGCAACCACGCGTCCATGAGTCGAGATTTCAACCGCAACCGTGTCTGTGATGCATTTTGGAGATTTTCAATTGCAGCCGCCGCAGTAATGCCCTCGGGACGGATGCCTCGTGTCACTTCACCCAACCCATGAATGCCGTCAAACCAGGTTGCTACACGGTCCAGTATTTGCAGCACGTAAGGCTGGAGTGCCACGCCAGGCTCACGCCTGATTTTATTTATGTCGACTGGTTCCACCACGAGCCCAGGACGATTGTATAAATTATCCGTATCCACACCACTGTCTTGCGCCGCAACCCAAATCGGATTACCCATCAAGACCAAAGTATCCAGGATAAAAGAGACAATGCGGTTAAACATTTTCTGTGGTGATTCGAGTTGTTCCACCTCCGAAATCCCAAAAAACTCCCGCGGGAGCATGTAATTTAAAAGCCGTGCGTATGGAATTTTACCATCATCATAGGGGTTGGACCCGTCTTCTAAAATCACATTATTTGCGATTACGGTTTTACGACCTTTTGGATATTTCAGCTTGTGGTCAAAACTCGCATTCCCGTGTTCGTCTTTTTTCTCAGTCTCGTCATAATCCATGCAGTACTCGTGCAGTGTGAGGACAAGGGCTTGCCTACCTCCCCGAGTCGGTGCCACGAGTTCTTTTTGCACGATCGTGTAATTATCGACCGGACTGCGGAAATTAATCTTATTGAGATTGATAGCCTTGTCTTCGACGAGCGGGTCTTCGATATCCGGTTTTACTTCTTTGCCTTTTTCAGGATATTTTTGCTTGATCAATTCTAGGTTTGTTGGTTCGGCCTTTACAAAATAAAGTGATGTCGGGCGGTCGTTGATATTGCGAGCTGGAGATGCAGGGTACATGTAGAAAGGGTCTTCGGATTGAAAAACTGTGTCCCCTAGTCCATCCCTACCGTGTGGGTCATATTCTATCGAAGCATACCCAACACCGTAAATATTCGCGTCATATACGGATTCAGTGAGATTCATCAACCAGTTTTTACGCTCCCAGTCTGACTGACAGATTTGATTTAATATTTCGACAAACTCTCGATCCTGAGGCTCCTGCGGGAGGAAATCCCACTTCGGACGTGCATCGGTTTGGATCGGTACGCTAGACTGGATAGTCTGAAAGACTAAATTTATAACCTCCGAGTGCAAGTACAGAGGCCGGTTATCTTGCCATTGTTTGCCACGGAAAAACTGATAATATTTCATCCAGTTTTTGTCATATCGCTTGCGCGAGTTGAAGGCCTCGTCAAACCGTGCGTTCACGTGTTTGAGGAGTTTCTGGTCCTCCGGTGAGTGATCGTCAAAGTCCCGCTCCTTGGGTTTTACGACTGGCTCGTGCTCTGAGAGTACTCCTGATCCGTCTGGCATTTAGACGTCTATATTATCCCAAGATTGGTTTTGACACATTATTTGATCACAATGTTTTTGCATGGAGTCTGTGGATGTGTTCCCGATCTCCATCATGCCTTTTTCTTTCGCAAGTTCATTGCGGTGACGTTTGTTTTTTATGACCTTGCCAAATGCCGGATTAAACTCCGCCTCTTGCACTGAGGTACCGTTTAAATATGTATGCTGGGGGAAAAGAATGCGTTTGCCTGTGTGATTGCACATGGGACAAAACTCTTGTCCAAAGCGTTGGTCCACCTTTTTTGAAACCTCAAAACAAACCGAACAATGCTCACATACGTATTGATAAGTCATTGGTGAATGCGTTCCACGTGGAACATATCATGCCACATATTCACGCTTTTTTGACTGCAATCTTTTTATGCGCTGAGCCAGGGTTTCATGCTTTTGCGAGCCCGTGGGCACTTTGGGTGAGCGGACGTCAGAAACTCGACGGGTTGAAATTGTAATGTAGCGTTCACGGTCACAATTATGGACCAAAACACCATTTGCAAAATATTCGCTTGTGTCTTGAATAGTCAAATCATAGACGCGCTGAGACTGAACATCATTAATTATGCGCAAAACAGTACTTCCGATAGGAAAATTTATTAACGATAAAAGAATTTTTGCATTTTTGACAAATGCGCGTTTCGTCGTCAACACCAGACAACCGCCTGGACTTTGCTCTACATTTGTTTGAGCAAAATCTCGAACGCGCATAGGAAATAAAATTAACTTGATACGTCGACTTACATTGGACGCAAATATTTTTCTTAAGCGGCTGAGAGTCATAAACTTGTTTACCTTGAGATTTATGCCAAATTCGACCCTCTTTTGATCGATGCCATTTTTTTGCCGCTTGTTGGCCGAGTTCTGTAATTTCAGACCAACGCTTTTTGTCAAATCTCTTTTTCGCATGTATTGATAAATGCTCTTTCTCAAGGAGACACTCCAGGTTGCAAATCCTATTATTGAGAGGGTTGTTGTCTTTATGATGGATGCAGTAACCGATAGGCACTTGTCCAAAATGAGATTTCCAAATTGCCACGTGCAAATACCGTATCCCAATTTTATAAAACTTCGACTGACATCGATAATAAAAACGCAAATCACGTCTCGGACTATTCGGATACCGCCGAAAAACAATTCCTCCAAATGAGACCGAATCAACAACCATAAAGACAACTTGTAAAAATCATCTGTGTAACTTACTTGATCCAATCTGATAAAACCACGTTGTTTTATAAAAAAACGATGTGTTAAAGTACAACGGACGTTCATGCTGTTTTTTAAAACTACACAGACAACTTTTTTGACGCCATTGTCATGCTTTTCTAAAACCTTTTTAAATCCTGTGCGAGTTAAAACCAACATCCCAGCTTTAATGTCCTTTATCGCAATAAAACCTCGACTCGTCGTAATAAGAACATCCCCTACAAAACATGCATGGTCATTTTGTTCGACTGGCAATTGTTCGTTGGCTTTGTCGTCAGGGCCTAAGTCCTCGGGCTCCGGATAGTGATACGTTAAATATTCGTCCACAGTGTGCGGCGCGGCGTCTTTAAATATTTTATATTTACCAGATAGTATCAACTCATAATGCAGGTCCAGCCCTTTACGCTTTGACCCTGGAGATGCGTCGACCGATACAGCGGGGAGCCCTGCGAGTTGGAGCTCGTTGATCAATTCGGGCTTGTCGTGACCGCAAAATATGCGCTCCATTTTATAGATTGACTGTTTTGTCGTAATAAACTCCTTGATCTGTCCAATGGTGAGCTGAGTTTTGTGCAATTCAGAAACCAAGTACTCGTCCCCGTACTCAGTAATCGCACGTACTCCAAATGAAAACGGCTCCGTGTAACCCCAATCTATGCCACCGTAATACTTTGTGGAAGACGGGAGCGTGCGTGGCTCGACTACCATATTCTCATGGAAGCAATCGTAAACCAGTCCAACCATTTTTCCGAATTGACCGCCATACATCATTTCAAATCGACGTGGGTCCATAGTGAGCCGACGTTTTTCAAAAACATCTTTCGGGAAATGCGGGTTCTCGTCCGATCGGGCATGGATATAAAAACAGTCCTCACGTTTTTTTCGGATTAGATCTTGATAAATCCAATTCAACGAATACGGAGAAGTTGTAAGGCAAATTGGAGCATTTTTAAAAGCGGCACGCCCTTCGATATTTTGCCAAAAATAGAGCGAATATTTGCCGGCCTCGTCGCACCAAATTGCACGCACGTTAGTAATGCCGACGATAGAGTCGGGTTCCATCGCTGTACGGAAATATATAACCCCCCCAGTATGTAATCTAAACTCCTGGGCGTGAGCTAGATATATACCTAAACCATCAAATACGCGTAAAAAAGGTGGGAGCGTTGACTGACGCAAAACCTTATACGTCGGTGCGGTGATTAAATAATTATTGTCTCGGCCTTTGTGCTTGTGGCACTGACGCCGCAACCATAGGGCACCAACAAAAGTCTTACCCCACTGGATGCCTGTTGCGGCTAGTGTGATCGGCCAGTCAGAAATAAAAACTGCATTCTGTTTTTCGGAATGTAAGACTACACGGCCTGACACATTTTGCTTATAGCAAGTCGAATGGACTAATCCCGCTACCGCATTGAATTTTACGACTGACTTGACGCCCAACAAACTTTGGCACCTGGAACCCCAGTCCGCCTTGTGTGTCTTCGATCTTGGATCGATAGACACCAAAATTGACGTCTTCGACCAGGGATTCATTTTTTTCGATATCCTGAATTGCGACGACACGGCGATTATGCATCAGGAACATTGCTGTCTCAGTGGGGTTGTAACGAGATGGACGAGTCCATTGACCTCGTATTCTTTCGATCATGGCCTTGAATTTATCTGGATTTAGACTGTGATCACTATCATCAGTTTCGGTAATTCGATCCAATGTAAAATGTTTTTCCAAGTATGCAGCATTATGTGCTAGCGCGCGCAATGGGATTTCCAGCACGTCTGTTGTGTGGTCCGAAAAACCCACAGCCACATTAAAAATTGAGAATTCTTTGCGCAAATAATCTATCGCGTCAAGATTTACCCAAGTCGCAGGATACGACGAAACACAATAAAGCAGTGTAAGGGAGATATCAGGTAAAAACCCCACGGGGACAGGATCACGAAGCGGTAGACCGCAGAGCACCTTACATGCCATTAATATATCCCCATCAGACGACCCACCTGTCGAAAGGACCACCTCCTTGCCGTGTGCGAGGGCAAGAGTGCGCGCTTTTTCGAGCAATCGCAAATGGGTGAGCTCGTTGGATGCTATTTTTATTTTTGCGATATACGGAATAATCAACTCCAACGATCGAGGCGAAAAAGCCGTACACATAAACCCAATGCCAGCAGCTTGGGCTTTTTGCGCAAGCAGAGGCACCCAGTCCGGATGCATACATGGAGATTGCGTCCATTTTGGTGCCGTCTCTTCTGCGTATCCATATAGTTCCTGATGCGTAAAAAGTTGAAACTTTACGCAATCCGCACCCACGGTTTTTGCCATTTGGACGGAGTCCTTAAGATCCTCAAACGTCCTCCAATTTGAACCAACTTTAGCCACGATATACATTTTTATACAGCTCCAGATAAATTGCTACGCGACGGCTCTGGGCTTTTTACATCTGGAGATGTTTTTGTTTGCCAGGCAAAAGCCTTCATTTGATGCAAAACTGCGCAAGCAATATCTTGTACGAGTTTGTCACGCTTAGCCATTTCGAGCATCCCAATGCTTTCGACCAGCGAGCACCTAAAATAATTCGTGTTTAACCTGGCTTGCCCGTTGCCTATGGGTTCAATCCAAATTGCTATCCCTTGGGTCGCGTTCACCTTTCGGAACGCATCGTCCAAGATCTCGCCCAACTTGCGTTGCTCTTCGTTGACTAACGGATGCTTGTAATCAGGTCTCTCTTCCATCGTCATTTACTCCCATCACGGTCTCGGTCCCGTCGGGTGAGATCACCCTTAGCGACAGGTCCCCTGTCAATTTTTGTTCGACTTTGTTGGTCTGACCCAGATGGTTTATTCCCAACCACTGCAGCATCCGCGGATTGCCTTGGAGCGCTATTTTAAACTGCGCACGTCTGAGCGACATCCGGCCTTTCGCTTGACGTGTACGTAGAAACTCCTTAAATGTGCATTTATATTTCTTTTTACACTGACGCCACAACGTATCCGCATCAGCTTTAAAAATATAGGCAATCTCCTCGGCTGTACACATGATGCTTGCGGCGAATCCAATTTTTTCCCAATCTAGATTTATAACTGGTCGACCCATTTTTGCCATGCAATATAGTTTAAGTTAAAATCTATAACGCAGCAATCAGGATAAAAATAGACTTAAATTTGTGATATTTTAACCAACAGGATGACTGACTCTAAATGGATACAATGGTTAATCGCTACAGCAATTACCGGAATTATGATGGGAGTGGTCATTCATGGCTGCACCTATACAAGATTTGAAGGCGATCTACTCAGCAAACGCGTAGACAGAATCGAAGACGCCGTAATAAAACGACTTGAACGTATCGAAACAATGATCCATGAAATCTACCGAGACCACGACGTCAGACGTAAATGGCGTATTTGGGAACATACGCAAATAGGACTTACTTTTTAAAACACGATATTGCGATACTATCGCCGGTCCTGAAATAACAAACCTCGTCATAGTTTTGGTGCGTACAACGCCATATCCCAGGAACTCGCAATGCGTCTTCGCTCGTATAATTTAAATTTACAGTTACAGTTAAACATTCCATTTGTGGACGTGAGTTGGTTTGATGCAAATTATGGCTTGCTTGGCTTAGAAAAAGTGACAAAAAAGAACTGATGCCCACCATTTTAATCTCCAAACTATTGCTTTAAATATTTTCCTAATCATAAACAGACCGCCAAGATGGCAACGCCAAGGGCTAAAATCAGGATATAAATTATTTCTCGGTCATATCGCATGCTCACCTCAGAGCCGTCCAATCCTGACTCAACGACCGCGAGTCAATACCCTTTCTACGGAACTCCAAAACAGACAACAGCTCCAACAGATCATCAAATTGTAATACAGCCATAATCTCAGACTTATTGCGCGAAAAAACCAACAACGGCCTCACAGTATGTGGGTTGGTATTTTTTTTGCATTGTTCAAAAGATTGCCAAATATTTATATGCTCCCTGTTTTTGCATTCGATCGAAAATGGCACCAACCGCGTCGCCTCTGGCGAAAGCCTCAAGTCCTCACCGTTAATCCCTGATGGCTGAACAATGACGTCATGTGGAATGAGGCGAATGAACTTCTCTCGTATTTTATTACATACCGCTTGTGCAAGCCTCCGCCCTTTGGCTTTGCAAGACGACGTCTTCATAGATCGGCTTTGCGCTCCTCACCATGACGCTGACACATGAGAATTAACGCGTCCAAGAGTAATGCTTTTGTTTTTAATCCTATATTTTTCTTTAATCTTTCGGCTACCGTTAATCTCTCCCTTGATTTTTCCTCCAGAAGCCCATTCTTCTTAAGGTGCTCCAACTCCCAGCCGTGATCTTTTTTCGGTGTCCAGGAATGCTGTAACTTGATAAGCCGTTTTATTCTATTCAGCAAAGATAAAATCTCGCCCTCGTATCCGCGACCCTCCATGTTAGCTGCATAGTGGTCCAAGATTTTAACCGAAGTCCCAGCGTGCCTTTGATGCATCCAATCACGCTTTTTTAAAGTGTAGGCCAAGGGTAAAAGCTTTGGATCGATGTGAGCGGTTTCATCCGGAACAACAATTTGACGTGAGTGTAAGAGTATAAACGCATGCGGATCAATTGCAGGCCAAAAAGGATTACTCCTGAGCCAAATCTTAACATGACGCGAATGAAATACGTAACACAGGACTTCTGGCTGGAAATTGAGGTGATTCACTATATGAGATCTCCAATCTCGATAACCCAATCCAACATTTGGGACAGCTAGAATGACTAATTTATTTTCCATTTTTTTTCTTAAAATGAGACCAATTTATCTTTACGTCGTATCGCCCATTCTCTTTGAGAACTTTGCGAATAATGTGGCGACCCCATTTTTTTTCCAAATACTCGGACATATGTTTTTCTATATACTGTTTTTGATAAATGTCAAAACACCCACCCTTCAGCGTCCCGTAGACTGGAACGGAAAAAGCAATTTTATTGCACAAGACCGTACGCAACCCTCGGCTTAGGATTTGGAGCGTAAAGTCAATGTCTTCCTTGAGAGTACACTTAGGATCATACGATGATAATCGTAGTCGCTCAGTATTATTCAGGGTCGCAATAAGGCAACGCTTGTCGTATGAGAACGGCTTACCTTTGCCAAAGGCAAACTGCGCGTAATTTAATGCACCTTGGGCAACGCTGGGCAACGAAGTAATAATATTTTGAGCGTCTTGGAGGGCTTGCTCCATCGTGACTTTGACCAACTTTCCGTTGGATTGGCATTCGAAAAAATCAATTATATCGTCGTCCAAAACCCAATACCATCCATGACTTTGGGTTTCGGCCTCGCGTTGGATTGCTGCACGTGCATAAGCGATGCCCTGACCACTGAGAGGTAAAACATGCAGCCGTGGTGGATACGATAAACTCGACAAAATTGGCTGATAATCAGGGACGTCCTCTTTTTCGAGAAATAGGTGCTTTTGAGAGAATACACCTTTCCACAAATTGAAAGTTTTGCCTTGGGGTCGTTGTTTAGAGGGTACGTAGATTTGGTAAAGCATATTCTTTTAATACAGCGGAGTTGGGTTTTTTGAATCTCCTGGTTTACGTATGCGCACGCGTTGTAATTCTTCTTCAGCACTACCGCAAAGATGCATTTTCTCGCGATAGTAGGCCACTATCGATAGACGTTCGTATCGACCCTCGACTCCGACAAACGAAGTGTTGCCGTGGATTTCATGTACGTTAAAAATTGCCACGTCCCCACTCCTTACGTCTGCACCTATTCCGAATCTTGGCAATACTATATAGGCTCCCTTGTATTTTCCGCGCGCAAGCACACCCAACGTCCCCATCCCACCTATAAAATCACCCTTGTCCATATGCAAAGCAGTGCGATAGTTCAAGTTGACAGTAACAGTGGTAAAGGCAGTCCCTTTGATGATAAAATCAGTATGCGTGCGTGCAATCATTTCAGATTGTGCTTTGTATGCTTCAGGCGCAACATCACGAAAAACATTATCTATAATTTTTATGTATGGGATTGCATCTGAAAATTTTTGGAAAGATTTTTGATTAAAAGCCGACTGTCGACAATATGGAAATCGAGGACTGCGATCATAATAACCAATCACACCAGAACGCACGGCGCGGCTTGCTATGACCTGTTTATTAACTGAAATACTTCCTCCTCCTGTCGACGATACACGATTTTTGGTCAATACAGCGGCTGAGCGCAAGGCTCCAAAAGTGATATGGGCCGTTGGAGTGGGAACAATATTTTTACGTAAAAAAAGGAGTGGCTCGCCGTCGGCATTGTAAACATCCGCATTGGATTGGATTAAGGTTTGGATCGCTGTTTCGTCCACCATTTTTCCGCAGAGGGCTAGGGCTTGACCTTTGTCAAGCACTGGGAAGACGTAGATTTTACGCGGAGAGATTGTCGGCACAAAATTTTACAGCCTTAAAGACCGTTACCGACATATTTTCGTCACCCCAGCGTGTATTTATTAAATTAATGTTATGACGAAAATTCTTGTCCCCTTCCTCGTCATAAAAAAGCTGAATCATTTTTACATGCTCAGGGGAGTCTTGATCATAACCTTGTTGTGGGTTCTCATTATCGTTCCCCGAGGTGTTGGTAGCGTCGTCAGTCCCTGAGTCGTCAAATTCCAAATTGCCCATAAACTGGTTGAGTTCCTTGGAGTCAAACCCCAATTTCATCAAATCATAGTCCGCGTCTTCCAAGTCTTTCAGCTCTTCGGCCAAGAGTTCGTCGTCCCACTCCGCCCACTGTGACGATTGATTTACTGAGAGTCGATAGGCTTTGAGTTGCGTCTCGGTCCAGGACTCATTGATCGCCACGGGGACTTCCACTAGACCAATAACTTTTGCCGCCTTAAGTCGCAAATGACCATCCACAACCGAGCCATCCGGTCGTATGCAAATCGGCACGGGCATGCCAAATTCTTTTATCGCGGCGACCATTCTATCGACAACGTGGTCATTCTTGCGTGGGTTGCGTGCGTAGGGGACTAGTTTCTCCAACGGCCAATAGTCAAAACGAATGCCATTTTTGATATCGATCTGGATTTCGTTAGCTTGCGCGTTACTCATTTTTTTAATTATAACGGACCGAGTCGTAAGATTTATCTTTCGTTTCGGTCCGTTATAATCATAAAACTTAAAGTCCGAATCAATGCTTTTTTTTTGCAACAAACTCCTTCCTTACGAGAGAGGAGTTTTAAACAGAGACAGGAGTTAACTACAAAATGCAACATAGCATAAATTTCAGTCATGCCCAAATCCCAAATCAACTCAGCTCGAAAGAACTGTCCCCTCAAGCTTTATCGGTTTTAATGTTGTTGAGCACATGGGGTGGGGAGATTTACCCGTCATATAAAACCCTCATGCAACAGCTCGATATCGGACGACGTCAATTGATGATCGCCCTGGCTGAGGCTGAAAAAGCCCACTTGCTCAAACGTAAAAAAACACGTCACGGACGATATGAGATCGGGTGGTTGAAAGATAAAACCAAATGGTGCGGCTTTGTCGTAATGCCGTGCGCATTCTTGAAATCACCCAAGTGGTCGAAATATGAAAAAGCTTTAGTCTACCATTTGTCAGTACACGAGACCTCCTACCTCAGCGTCCAGACTATGAGTCAGCGATATCGGATGTCGAGATCAACAGTTCACAGATGCTTACGGAATTTAATCCAAGCTGGGATAGTCAAGAGTGACCGCCTCTCGTATCGCAAATGCAAATATTGGGTGGATAAAGCGGTTTTTTATGACAGCATTAAACCTAAATCAATGCATGGCGTCATCGTGTCTCAGAGGAACCTTGAACCTATAATGCATACCGTCATCGTGTCTCAGAGGAACCTTGAACCCCCGTCAATCGCGTCTCAACGGAGCCTTCATTCAGACTCCATCAAACAATTAAACTCTTCTGCAACCGGAGAGGAGTTTTTAACTCCCCAGGCAATCGGGAGCGAAGCAAAACAACCCGAAACGGAAACCGAAAAACAGACGTTTCAAGATAGAATGGGATTGATTAAAGCTTTGCTTGCAGATACAAGCCCTCCACAATCAACACAGGGAGAAGAGGGAAACCCCTTAAGGGGGTGGAAAGGAACCCACCATGAACCCAGCAGAACGATTGAGCAAGGTTCTGAGCATCTTGTTAGACTATCCCGAGCTCAATGCTTATCAAAAATTGAGCATCCTATATTTAGTCCGTCATGACGCGGTGATTCTGTTCGGTCATTTCGCATGTGTGACTTCGATCAGCGAGTACTCGTTGCGGACAGCCATATGTGATCTAGAGTCTATTGGGCTGGTCAAGCTGACGCGTATCGATAAAAAATGCAAACCCAACTCCGCGATTGAATGGTGCGGAGACGATGCCTTGGTCGCTGCTCAAGCCGAGCATAGGCAAGCGACCCAGAACCAAAAAATAGACCCGCCAGCTTTGTCAGTGCAAATTCAACAGCCAAATCCCAAAAGAGGAGGCGGCGACATCTGTATTTCGGACGACCCAGACCCAACCCCCAGTCCATCCGTTTATCCAAAACGTGCCTATCTAACTCCTGACAGTCGGATGAGTTTTGGCTTGCACAAGGGCACTCATTTGGACAAAGTTCCACCGGATTATATGGAATGGTGTTTGCAAAACCTACCTCTCAACCCCAGCGAACAGTTTATGTTTAAAGACTCTCTGAGTCGGACATATCGTGAGATCGGCGCGTTTTGCGAAGAACACCTAAAAACCCTCCATGGAAACCCAGAGTCTAAAAAGAATATTATCCCATTTACATTATATCAAAAGTAATATATATAAAGCCCAGTCGACTGTTGAATAAGCAGCAGTCGTGGATTGAAACAAGCAAAACAAAAAATGACTCCAGAAGTTGAGACCCAAATAGTAAATTTACAACCCAACAGGAGCCCTAATTTGGGAGAGTTAGCCAAGGCTTTATCTCTCGCCCAGGGCCAAATGACCGCTGCGGTAGAAAATAAAACCAATCCATTTTACAAAAGCAATTATGCCGACATTTTTGCAATATGGCAGTCTTGCAGAGAGCCACTAAGCAAAAACGGTTTATGCGTGATTCAAACCATTGAGCACAATGCAAAAGGCTTTGAGCTCATAACACACCTAGTGCATCAATCTGGAGAGTGGATTTGCTCTCGACATCCCGTGATGCCCATCAAGAACGACTCACAAGGCATAAAAGCAGCTGTCACCTACGCACGCCGCATGGCGATGGCTGCGATAATTGGAATATCTGAGATCGAGGATAAAGAAGCCGATAGCGGGGACGACGACGGCGAGGCCGCCATGCGACCCATGGCGGTGGACAATAAAAATCCAAAACCCACTCCAATGGCTTGCGCACTTTCGGATTTAAAACAACTGCTCGTCAGTCTAAAGTTAACCCCCACAGCGCGCGAGCGCGTATTGTGTGATTTATTCGGAGGCCATACACAACAATTTCTCAACAAACTCGATCCGCATGTGATTTTGGGTGGGGTTGAGAAATTAAAAAACAGTACGCAGAAATAAAAAATGTCAGAATTCGACATCACTGGCGAAAATGCATGCGGTGGACTCAGATACGCTGGATCAATTTGCATATGTGGAATTTGCATATCCCCTGCTGGGATAGAGCAAAACAAAAAACCAGGAATAACGTTGGAAGTCGGCTCCAAGGAATGGCGAATTACAGTGGAAAATAAAAAGCATGAGTATGAGATCAAAAAGATTGAAGACACAGACAAGTCGGTTATGGGTTTTGGTCGCAAGACCTTTTTGAAAATTCCTCCAACAAGTGCAAATAATTCTGAACCAGCTCCCAGTCTTTCGGGACAAAGCAAATCCCACGATCCAAGATCTCCAACGGTGACCGAATAGAGTCCCCTGCGCCACCCGCTAGTTTACAAGTAGCCTCCAGACGTGGATAATCAACCGAGCAAAACCTAATCACTGGTTTTTCTGGAAATGCGCAGGCCCCTGTTGTGATAAATATGTTAAAAATTATTGCTGATATTTTCGAGCGCTTTGTCACGTTCGCCTTCATTTGTGGCCTTCTCTTGGGCCTCGCGATTGCGTTGGTTCTTTTTCTCAATTTCCTTCTTTACCTGTTGGGAGCGTAAATACTCCTGCACGAGCCGAAAGACTCGTGTAAATAGTAGATCAAAAAGCGGCACCAGGACACCCGCCACAATCTTTGCCCAAAAGCCCATGCTTTTATTTTAACAAATTAAATTACTGATATGTAGTGATTATTATTTGGCAAAGGCTTTTTCGAGGAATGCCAAAACCATATCGTCGATTTGACCCGGAATGGCCTTGGCTAGATCAACATTGAGCGTCACCTTCAGCTTGCCGTCGGCAAACTGGACGTCAAAATATACCGCTCCATCAATGTCCCCTTTTACGAGTTCGCTCATGGAATTTACGATAACACGGATTAACGTTTTTTTGCAAAATGTCGCTGTATCGTATTTTTTACAGCTTTTTCGACAGCTCGTGTCAATCCATACACGTCGTCTGCTAGGCCGGACTCAGCGACTTGCGCCGCAACCAGTTTTTTATCCCCGATCAAGGCCTCCATACTGACCCCGAGGACTTGGGCTAGTTTTTGCAAATTACGACCCGACGGCCTCCCCGTTCCCCGTTCCCAGCCCGACAATAATGGCTGATTTACGCCCACCTTTGACGCTAGATCGCTTTGACTGATAAGTCTCTGTTTTCGTAGTAATTTCAGGTTTTTCATCTGTATATTAAATATAGTATATCACAATTATATTAGATAAGGTATATTATATAGTATGTCGGATTCGTTGGATACCATTGTTTCAAAAATCAAAAAACTCCTCTCCTTGGCCACCTCTCCTAATGCCCACGAGGCCGCGCTTGCGGCCACAAAGGCAAATGAGCTCTTGGTGCGACATAATTTAGATATGCAGTCCATTGCTAGTGGGGTTGATTCGGATTTGGATGATTACAAAAATTCCATGATTTATCAAAAACCCAGGCTGGCTTTTGAAGCCCATTGGGTGATGCAAATTGTACAAACTCATTTTTTTGTAACTGTGGTTTTTAAGTCCGCTCGTCGGCTTACCAAAAACGACGCCTATATCTACATAGTTGGTAAAAAAACCAATGTCCAAGTTGCGACTTTCACTTTTGAATTTTTAATAGGAAAATATAAACAGCTATGGGCTGAATACAAAAAAAACACCCACTCTCACAACCACCTGAAAGGCGCGTATTACAAAGGGCTGACCGAGGGACTGCACAATCAGTTGTTCGAGCGACGTCGATATGTTGAGATTTCAATGGCATTGACCGTTACAAAAGATCCATTGCTCGAAAAAATGGTGTCCCAATATCACAGACAGGCACGTTACACTAGTCTCCCCACTCCCATGCAGTCCGATCAGTCAGTGCATTCCTGTGGATACCAGACGGGAAGAAATTTAAAAATTCAAACTGGGATTACGGATGCAAACAAAAAAAAGGAGCTAAAATAAATGGTTAAATTTAAAAAACGTTATTCCCCCCATGGTGATCAATACATGATGGTTCACGATCCAAAAAACAAATACAAAATCACCAGACTCTATGCGTGGCTTTCACAGGACGAGGACGGGACAGAGGGCATCGTGGCCAGCTTAGGAGCCAGGCCAATCCCTTTTGTGTTTGGTGATATCAATTTGTTGGAAAAAACCAGACCTCTCGTCGAGGAAATGAGGACCTTGGTGGGGGGGAATAAAAAAATAATTGCTGCTATCTTTGAGCGCGTCCAAGATCCTCCACAATGTAAAAATTGCAGTGAATTTGTCGGAGCGGACCATGTGTGCGAGCAAGTACGAACTGAAAAATGACGCACAAGGAATACGATTGCCACTATCCGACGCAGGACTATGAAATCGGCAAAAAGTGTAAAGAATTTAAAACTGTAAAAATAGGAGAGTCAATAACTGAAAGGAAATAAACATGAAAGCATTTCATAACAAAATCGAAATAAAAGAACTCTACATAACAAGAGTCCGCGCTCACAAAGAGGCTGACGAATTAGTAAAAGGCAAATATTGGTCGGACGGCAAAGGATGCGCGGTTGGTTGTTAAATCAGAAAAGTGAACATGTTGGTCAGCTATTCCTTCCTCTGCTCGCTTCCAGTCGCGGCGGGAAATGAATGGGTTGGGACTGCAACTTTATTTGAGACTTTGACGGCATGAAGTTTTTAAAAACTTGTTCTTGCGGACATCAGTATCACGCCATTCCAGAATTCAGTCGCACCGTAACTGATTACGGACTTCTGTCTGGTGCTTACTGGGAGTGCGAGGAATGCCACTCTACACTGTTTAGTCCGACCGCTCCTCATTCCTGGATGATACAATCGGAGCTGAAACTCGTCAAACATGTGCGTAAAATGATGATAATTATAGTCGTCGTCTCAGGTATGTCGATAGTGTGGCTGATTTTTCTTGTGCTCATGTTTATAAGGCTAAAATAAAAAGTCCAACTCTTTTTCCAGCCGTGCAATGTATTCCAAAACTTCTGTATAAGCAGTGTAGGCTCCCAATCGCTGTTGGTACATCGCACAGTTGTGATTATTTAGTTTGCTCATTTCCCCTCGTTCGTGTTTTATGCGTTCCTGGGTCTCTTGCTTTATAAGCTTGGGGATGTCTTCTTTTTTTATCATTTTTCTGTCCTTACCCAGACTGCTTACAATGTGAGCAAGTCTTTTTGCCTCTTCCGCACCGCCGAAATCCAAATCATCCGATAATGCATCAATATATTCCACACCCTTATTTTATTCCTCTCTCTATATTATGCGTACGTAATTCTTTAAGATAAGCAGCGGCCTCGTCATTGATTTTAGGTTTAATCTTTTTTGTCTTATGAAACGGAACCCATTTCGAATAATCACGATTACGATCACGCTCTAAGCTGTGGATTGTTCGGATAATAAAAAAACAAAACGCGCTGAACGCTATAATTATCACAAGTAAAAGCCCGAGCGCGATCCGAATCAAAAACCAAGTGTCAAACATTTTTCTTTATTATCCTCATGTGTAATTTTTTACGACTCGATTGATAAGTTCAATCAAGCTGAACTGGTCTTTTTCCTGATATCCGACTTGGGCTAGAATATGTTTAAAGCCTTCGTCAAATTTACCTTTTTGATAAACAATCTTGGACTCCAACTCTCGAATGGTTTTTTGTCGCTCTTCAAGTTCATTTAATAAGTCCATATCTAATTTCATTTCATTCTCCTTTCGAATATCTTGCCGTTTGGATCGCAAGTGGTTTCTTCGGCAACGGATACATGAGCGTGACTTCGTGACGAGCAATCTTGCTGACTATGTCTTTTACATGACTTAGTACTGTGTCGGTGACTTTGGTGTGATGGAAATTATAAAAATACGAGGGGCCGAACAAAATCCCAGCCCGTGCGCATTCTTGCCAAAACGTGGCTATTTGTTTTTCATCTCCGATAAAACGGCCGCGTGTGGGATAACCTTCAATTTCCAAATCAATAGTCTTTAATAATTCATTCGTGGAGTTTAAAAAAACACTACCTCGCTCCCATAGCTCCTCTAGCTTGTACTGAGAGCTGAGGAGTTTTATAACTTGGATCATCGCGGCCAATGCCAACGTGTCTCCTGCAAACGTACTGGAAACAAAATAGTTTGGATTATCCATGATCTCCGCGCTCCCAGCCACGACAGCCACTGGGAGCCCTCCGCCGATTGCTTTGCCAAGTAATAGTATATCCGGATAAATATCCGCGTACTGTGCATAACAGTATTTTGGGAACCGAAAACCTGTAATTATCTCGTCAAAAATCAGGAGCGCACCAACTTGCTTGCATCGATCGCGTATAGCGCGCACGTGGTTATCATCAATTTTAGTAATGACGGGCTCGATAATCACGCAAGCAGTGCTTTCGTCGATTTGGCTTATATCGCGCAATTGATTTATCCCATCGCTACAATAATGAACCACACTGATTGCGTGATTACCACTTTCGCTTAAAGAGGAAAAACCATCATGCCATCCGTGATATCCATCCGACAATACTTTTTTGCGTCCCGTGTGGGCACGTGCAATTTTTACGCTCGCTGTGCAAGCCTCGGAACCTGTTTTGAGAAATTTTACTTTTTGGATAAATGGAATTACGGACTTCAAATGTTCGACGGCGTCGACTTCTAATATTGATGGGATGGAATAAATTACACCTTTTTGGATTTGCGTCATGATCGCGCCCGATATTTCATTATGTGCATAGCCGAGCAAGTTGACCCCCAGCCCACATATAAAATCAATATATTTACGCCCAGCTGCATCGCGCATGTGGCATCCGTAACCCGAAGCAATATGCGTTGGATACAACCCCTCCAGCAAAGCGGAAGGCCGCTTGCTGTTGGTCAGGGCACGCTGTGCAATATGAGTGTCGGCTATGAGTTGAGGATTAAAATCTATGGACACTATGAGCTCCGTGCCTGATAATTACCGATCGTATTTTTCTCTCTAGTGTATCATGCTCCGTGCGCACAAATTCTAACTCCTCTTCCGTGTCGACTGAAATCTTTATGTGTGAGAGATCCAAGTGTCCCAACACATGGCCAACCCTAAATCCAGCGGGTTCTTTTTTCCGAAACAACGTCGTAACGTGTTCGCGGTCTGCACTTTCTTGCGCATGATCGAGCAACCAATGCAGGGCATTACGTGACAGCACTTCACAATCATGGCCATCTGGAGACATGCGATAATCCTCCCAGACGTTTGACGTATAGTCGTAGGAGTTTTTGATGGCTGTCATTATATGTTTAGTAATCACAAAATGTGGGATTAGTGGGCAATCCCCCGTAATTCGGACGACATAGTCTTTATCACCCATGTGTTGCCATTGCCCATAACGTGACAATACGTCGGCATCCGCGCCCTCTACAACCAGGGTGCGACCTTTGATTCTAGTTTTAATAGCATCGCCCACAGGAGTGAGTACTGCAATGGAAACTGAAATCCCATTTTTGCCCGTAAATTTATTAATATAATTGGCTGATCGTTCAGCGGCATAAATCACATGCTCGATCATCATATGGTCCCCAATTGCAGCAAATACCTTTCCAGGAAATCTTGCCGAGGTCGACCGCGCCTGGATACCTATGCCCACAGATATCAGGTCGCTCATAGGGAGCAACTTTCAAAACAAAACATTATTGGACGAGTCAATTTTACCCCCGCGTTGTCGTTTTTCCGCATTCGCCACCAGCTCGTGATACGCGATCAAATCATGCCGTGTGTGGTATTTTTTACCCTCCAACCAGTTACGGATAAATTTCACATACGCCGCGTCCATTGATTGGATATGGATACGCCGACCATTAATCACACAATCCCAAATCGGCGAGCTCTCGCTGATCGAGAATGCGCCCTTTGCTAACGCGATAATTTGCGTACAGTCCCAAGCCAACCCATCGTTGCCGTGGCGGAAATAATCATAATGAGTTGTAGGAGACTCAGCATGACTAGACTCGGTTTCTACATATTGCATGACCATTGTTAATGGACTTTGGACGGAACGGATAAGCCGAAATTCTTCCGGAGTTTTTGTAATAGGCTTTTCGCACAAAAGCGGTTTACCAAATTTGTCGAGCTGGATCAAAAGCCGCATATGCGTATTCGTAGGTGTGGCAATAATAATATGTGAACATTGGCCTAGTTGGTCTTGCCAGTTGTTTTTGAATTCAAAGTTTTTCTCAAACCCCAACCATTGAATTTTTAAACTTTCAAAGACAGCAATGTATCGTTTGCCCATGTTGCCCTGAAAGCCAAAGAGTGCCACTTTTGTAGTCGTCATGCTCACATATCCCGCGTCGTGCGGAGCAGTACATGTGAGGGAGCCACTCGTTGCACCCTGATTAAGGATTGCCCAGAGAGCAAGTCGGCGAGAAATTCTTGGAGTTCGACTGAGTCGGGCTTAGGCGGACTCTTTTTAAAAACCAAAAAATATAAATTGAATGAAAATGACAAAAAAGACGCGATCAGTAAAACAATAACCCAAACTTCCATTTTTTTACCC